ATCTTCATCCTTTCTCGGAGGGGCCGTTAGACGACGAATTAGGGGCCAATGAGGCGATCCGACAGTTATCTGGCCGGATTGAGCCGAGGCTGATTACGCCGAGCGTTACAGATTTGAGTCTTGGTCCTTCCCTGGCCGAGTGGGGACGCCGGCACATGGGGATTGACCTTATGCCCTGGCAACGGATTGCTTTGGACGGCCAGTTGGCGGTTGACGACAAAGGCGACTTCCTGTTTCGTGAGTCGTTGGTCAGTACTGCTCGGCAGCAGGGGAAGTCGGTAGCGTTGCGAGCGTTGGCCGGCTGGTTTCTAGCGGATGAGGCACGACGACGGGGCCGGCCGGTCAACGTTCTGCTGGTCGCCAACAAGCTCGACCGCTCCATGCCGATGTTCCGCGAGTTGGCGCTGTTCCTCGAGGATCACTTCGGCGCCCAATGCCGTTGGGCCGCCGGTTCCCAGCAGGTCACCATGCCGGACCGATCTACCTTCCGGGTCGCGGCCGCGAAGGACAACGTCCACGGCCTCACTCTTGACCTGATCCTCGTCGACGAGATTTGGGACATTGCTCCGTCGGTGATCTACGACGCGCTGCGGCCGTCCATGATCGCCGTCAAGAATCCGCTGATGTCCATGTGGTCGACGGCAGGCGATCAAGGGTCTGCGCTCATGCTCGGCCTTCGTGAGCAGGCAATCGCCGCGATCGACGCCGGTAAGCCTGGTCGCTTGTTCTTCGCCGAGTGGTCACCGCCGCCGGCCGTGAACCCTGATGACCGCCGCTGGTGGCCGTGGGCCAACCCGGCCCTCGGCACGACCGTCACCTGGGACGCGCTCGAGGCCGCCGCCGAAGGCGCCGACCGCGCCGCGTTCCTGCGCGCCCACCTGAACCTGTGGGTGGCCGCCACGAAAGCCTGGCTACCGATCGGCACCTGGGACGGCCTAACCGTTGACGAGATACCGGCCGGTGGCATCCTGTCGGTCGACAACTCGGTCGACGAATCCCGCTACGTCGGCGTCCGAGCCGTCAACGACGGCGGCATCATCAAAGTGGCAGTCGAATTCATCGTCCAATCAGCCGACCAATGCTGGGACGCGATCGCCAAAGTGCTGACCGACCCGGCGGTACAGCTCACGCTCACGCCCGGCCTTGAGGCGCTCATGCCGCACCACCTCGAGCGTCGAATGTCGATCGTCGGCTACGGCGAACTGCTCAAGTACACGCCCATTGTCCGGGCTTTGATCCTTGAGGGCCGGCTCCGGCACGACGGATCGAACGCCTTGGCGGAGCACGTTGGCCGTGCCGTCGCCGTCAAGACCCAGAACTCGACGGTGCTGTCGTCCCAGAAGTCGCCCGGTCCGATCGAGTTGGCGCGCTGTATGGTGTGGGCCGCCGCGATCGCCGCCCGACCCGCCCAACGCACCAAACCAGCGTTCGCATTTAGGTGATGCTGGACTTGTCCACAGGTTGTGGATAGCATCCCGGTCAATGGCCCTCTTTGGCAGCCGCACCACCAAGCCCGCGTTCGGCGCCGACATCAAGGCCGCCGCCGGCGCCGCACAGCAGGCAACGATTAATGCCACCTACACCTACACGGTCGGCACCCAAGAACTTCGCGCTCTACAACTGCCGACGGTGTCTCGAGCGCGCGACCTGATCGCGTCCATGATCGGCTGCTTGGATCTTCGCGCCTACCGCCTCGCGTGGGATCCGCAGGAAGAGGAATACGAGAAGATCTACGTTGAGGGCGAATCGTGGTTCACGCGCCCTGATCCGGCCGTGACTCGCAACTTCATAATGGCCAACACGTTCAGCGATCTGCTGTTCTACGGTCGCGCGTTCTGGCTCATCACCGGCCGCTACTCCACCGGGTTCCCCGCGTCGTTCAAGTGGCTACCGGCCGCCAACATCACCACACTCGACCAGTCCGGCCCGGCTTGGTTCCAGCCGTCGGATCAAGTTCAGTTCAACGGCGTCGACGTCGACAGCCGCAACCTGATCCAGTTCCTGTCGCCCATCATGGGCATCGTCTACTCGGGTCAGGCCGCGATCGACACCGCCTGGAAACTCGATAACGCCGCCCGCCGTTTCGCCACCAACGAAATCGCCGCCGGATACCTCCAGCAGCGCGGCGGCGAACCAATGTCCGGCGAAGATCTTGGCGAACTCGCGGCCGCGTGGAGCGCAGCGCGTCAACGCAACGCAATCGGCGCCCTCAACGAATTCGTCGAATGGAAAGAATTCGATTCCGACCCTTCCAAACTCCAGCTGGTAGAGGCGCGTCAGTATCAGGCCCTCGAGCTGGCGCGCCTCGCCAACATCCCGCCCTACCTCGTCGGAGCACCAACCGGCACCGGCATGACCTACCAAAACGCGCTCCAAGCGCGCCAAGACCTGTACCTATTCGGCGCCAAGCCCTACCTCGACTGCGTCCAAGAGACACTCTCGGGCAACAACGTGCTCCCGGCCGGTAAGCACGTCGAATTCGACCTCGACGACTATCTCGGCGACAACGACCTCGTCGAATCGCCACTCGTCACCACACCAACGTCCGATCGTATGTACGAGGACGATCAGGAGGACTCCAATGTTGAAGCTCGTCGCCGGTAACTTCACCGTTGACGCGGCCGCCAACGACGGCCAGCCATCACGGTCCATCACCGGCCTCGCCGTACCGTGGAACGTCGCCACCACCGACAGCCTCGGCACCAAAGTCAAATTCATGCCAGGATCGCTACCCGAGGACGGCAGACCGCCCCGTCTACTTGAGGCCCACGATCCGGCGAAGGTGCGCGGTCTTGTGACCGAACGAGTCAACACATCCGAAGGGATGATGTTTACCGCGCGCCTCGCTACGACACGCGACGCCGACGACACAATGGCGCTGCTACTCATGGGCGCCTACGACTCCGTCAGCGTTGGCGTAGTACCCACCAAATTCTCCTTCGACAACGAAGGAACCATGATCGTGGAGGAAGGTCGCTGGACCGAACTCTCGATCGTTGCCGAGCCTGCCTTTGAGCAGGCCCGGATCGAAAAGGTCGCCGCCTCAAGCCCCGAGCTCGAGGACGACACGCCCGACGAAGAACCCACACCAATCGAGCCCGAGGAGGACTCAATGAATGAAGCAACCCCGGTCGAGGCCTCGGCACCGGCCATCATCCCCACCACTCCGCTCTATGCGGAACCCAAGCGCGCCTTCAAGTTGCCCACTCCGGGCGAATGGATCGCCGCCGCCTACGAAGGCGGTTCCCGTTTGGCCGAAATGAACGCGAAGATCCTGGCGGCCGCACCCGACGTCACCACCAGCGACCTCGACGGAACCATGCCGACGCCGGTGCTCGGACCGATCTACAACAACTTCCGCGGCCTGCGCCCGGTCGTTGACGCAGTCGGAACTCGCGCCATGCCGCAGGGCGGCAAGGTGTTTATCCGTCCCGTCGTGACCACCCACACCTCGATCGGCACCGTCACCCAGGGCACCACGATCACGGCCGGCACGTTCGTCGTCGACGACGTCCAGATCACCAAGGCGATCTACGGCGGCTACGTCGAGCTGTCCGAAGCGTCGATCGACTGGTCAAGCCCGGAAGTGCTCGGCGCACTAGTTGACGACATGGCGCGCATTTACGCGAACCAGACCGACGACGTCGCAGCCGATGCCCTCGTGGCCGGAGCCACCAACACGCTCAACTTCGACGACGCCGACTTCGGTGACGCCGCCAAGTGGGCCGAGTTTGTGTACTGGGCCGCCGCCGAGATCATCAAGAACTCAAACGGCAACCTGCCGACGCACATCTTCGTCGACACGAACATGTGGCAGCGCCTCGGCCGTCTGTCGGACACCTCGAAGCGTCCGTTGTTCCCGATCAGCGGGCCGATGAACGCATTCGGCTCGATGGAGCCGACCTCGTACGAAGCGAACGCCTTTGGCCTTCGCGTCGTCGTCGACCGCAACTTCGCGGCCAACACGCTCATCATCGGCAACGCCGACGGCTTCGAGTGCTGGGAACAGCAGAAGGGCGTTGTCTCAATCGAGAACCCGAGCCTCCTGGCCCGCACGATCGCCTTCCGCGGCTACTTCGCGCCGAAGATGATCGACGCCAGCAAGTTCATCAAGGCCGTCATCGTCTGATAGACGGCCACCGAGGGAGTAAGAATCATGGCGACGTTTTCCATCACTCACCGCATGAGGTTGGACGACGTCGTCGTGATTCAGACCCTCACCGAGACAGACATCGCAGTCGGGCAGTCTGTAACGGTGTCGGGACTGGGGAACGGCATGGACGGCACCTTCGTCGTCGTAGCCGTCCCCCAGTTCCTCTACACCGGCCTCAACTACCAGGGAGACATGACGTACAACACCGACGTCATCATCCCGAACCAGTTGGCCTACATCGACAGCGGCGACGTCGTCGACCGCGATTCGGCCGACCCGTTCGGCACCCTGACCTGGTCGATCAGCTGTACCTGGACGACATCGGGCAACGTCACCGAATTCCTCGGGATCGCAGCCGCTACCGCCAACGACACCGCCTACATCGCCACTTGCGTCGCAGCTGCGAACGCTTGGGCGTTCCGTAAGCGCGTCGAGGCCGGCTACACCGACGCCGCCGGCACCAGTCCCTCGAGCGACGTCACCCTCGGCGTCACGCTTTACGCCGCCGCCCTGTACCGCGAACGCGGCTCAATCGACTCGTTCCAAACGTTCGAAGCCATGACGCCGGCTACCACCGGCTTCAACATGGGCCGAATCCACCAACTGCTCGGCATCAACAGGAGCCAGGTGGCATGACATGGCAGCCACAGGGATCTTCGCCGAAGCGCGTGACGCCATCGTCACACGCATCACAAACCTCGGCCTCAAGCCAGTCACCGATCCACGCAACGCCCGGCCGCTCACCGTGTTCGTCGAGCTGCCGACGTTCACCAGTTTCACCTACAACGTGGGCGATCTTACGTTCACCATCCGCGTCCTGGGAGCCCCACCCGGTAACCAAGACACAGCCGACTGGCTACTCACAACCATCGACACACTCATGGCCGACCAAGGCCTCGCAGTCGTCGCCGGCCAACCCAGCCTCGCAATCATCGGAAGCCAGGAACTCCCGGCCTACGACCTCACCGTCCGAATCGCCAGCAGGCGAAACTAGAAAAGGAGCCTAAATGGCCACCACAACCTTCCTGTCCAACGCCACCGTCGCCATCGGCGCCGTCGACGTATCGGACCAGGTCCAGTCCGTCACCCTCACCACCGGCTTCGACCAGCTCGAAACCACCGCGATGGGCGACAGCGGCCGCAAATACACCAAGGGCCTGCAGTCCGTCGACGTCACCCTCACCATGTTCAACAGTTACGGCGCTGGCGAAATTGAAGCCACGCTGTTCGACGTGGTCGGCGACGACGCCGTGACCCTGGTGATTTCGCCGTCGGGCACCACCGAGTCTGCCTCCAACCCGGAGTACACGATCACCGGCGCATTCCTCGCATCGTTCACGCCTATCGCCTCGAGCGTCGGCGAACTGTCCATGGTCAACGTCACCTTCACCGGCGGAACGTTCGCACGCGACATCACCGCACCCTGAACCCAACCCAATTAGGAGCCCGACATGATTGGAATGGATCTCAAAGTCGTCATGGTCGACGGCGCCGAACACACGGCACCGATCACCTACGGAGTGGCTTGCGCCTGGGAGGACCACCACCCAGGCGTGAGCATCACCTCCTTCCTGCAAGACCCGAAATTCAAACAACTGGCGTATCTTGCCTACGAGGCGATGCGGAAGGCCAAGATCACCGTCAAGGTGTGGCCGCAGTTCATCGACACGCTCGAGGACGTCCAGTTCATCCCAAAAGAACGCCAGGAAAAGGACCAGCCACAGTCAACCTGATCGCCAGCCTCGCCATCCGCACCGGCATCAGCCCGGTCGACCTGCTCGAGACACCGCCAACGATCATTGACGAAATGGTTCGCCTTCTGGTCGAATCAGACCAAGAACGGAGGCAACCATGAGCATCGAAGTCACCGGCCTCAAGGAAACCCTCCGCGACCTCAACAAACTCGACCCGGCCCTCCGGCGCGAAATCGGCAAAGACATCCGCAACGTCGTCAAACCAGTCGCCGACACAATCAACAGCCGCCTACCTGGCAGCGCACCGCTATCCGGCATGAACCACGGCGGCCGCACCGGCTGGTCACGCCGCAAACCCGTCGCCGTCAAACTCGACACACGCAAACCACGCAACTACCCAGGCCGACCGTTCTACGACATTGTCAGCGTCGTCCGAGTCGGCACCAAAGACGCACCAACCGCGATCGTCGACATGGCCGGCAAAGCTGGCGGCAGCAGCTCAAGGCGCGCCCCACAGTTCCGCCGCCCGAACTTCGCCACCGCCCTGTCCAGCCGTCTTGGCCCTCCGTCCCGATTCATGTGGCGCGACATCGACAACCAGGTCGAACTAGTCGCCCGTGAACTGGAACCGATCATGAAGCGCGTTGAGGACGAAATGAACCGCGATCTAAAGATGAGGTACTAGTGGCAATCAACATTCCCATAGTCAGCGAGTTCAACGCAAAAGGCCTCCAAGACGCCCAAAACGCTTTTAGCAATTTCCGCACCAAGGTCGGCGAAGCCGAAGGCGCCATGGGCAAATTCAAGGCCGGTGCCGGAGCTGCACTGGACACGATCAAAGCCAACGCCGGTCAGTTCGCCGCCGCGGCCGGCGCCGCCATCGGCGCGTTCGCCGTCAAAGCCATCGGCGAATTCCAAGACCTTGCTCTAGCCGCCGACAAATTCGCCAACGCCACCGGCATCGCCGTCGAGGAAGCATCAGCGTTCATCGAGGTAGCAGGCGACCTCGGCATCGAAACCGAAGTCCTGCAAAAAGCCATCAACAAGATGAACCTGGCGATCGCCAAAGGTTCCGACGAATTCGGCCAACTGGGCGTCGAGGTAGCACGAAACGAACGCGGCCTCGTCGACAGCAACGAAACCTTCATCCGCACCGTCGGCGCCCTATCCGACGTCAACGACTCGACGGAACGCGCCCGGCTAGCCGCCGCAGTGTTCGGCAAGTCGTGGGGCGACATGAGCGAAATCATCAAAGGCGGCGCTCCGGCGCTTCGTGCCGCCATCGCATCCGTGTCCGACGCCAAGATCATCGACCCGAAAGAAGTCGAACGCGCCAAAGAGCTTCGCGCCGCCCAAGACGCCCTCAAAGACGCTTTCGAGGACGTGACTTTGGCCGTCGGCTCCGCCCTCGTCCCGGCGCTGGTCAAACTGCTGGAAACAGCGCAAAAGTTTGGTGATCTGATCTTTGGTGGCCCAGTCGGTAAAGGCATCGACGTTTTCGGCAAGGGCGCTCGAATACTGACCGACGCCCTCAATCCACTGGACTCGGTCATGGCTGGCGTCAACCGCATTAGCGACGAAACCGCTTCAACATGGGAACGCGGCTACGGCGCTATCCAAACCCTCGGCAGCGTCATACCAGGCGTCAACAGCGCCCTCGACTCGCTAGGCGGATGGCTATTCGGCACCAGCAAAGAAACCAAGCGTGTCTACGACGCCACCGAAATCCTCAACAAAACATGGGCCAAGTCATATTCGGCAGCACAAGAAATGCGGTACGCCGGTCTCCGCCTCGCCAACGCGATCCGCGAGCTCGACGACGACACCAACGGCCTCATCGACACATTCGACGCGCTACTCGGTCAATTCGAACGTGAGGAAGCCGTCGACGGCCTGACCGACGCCTTTCAGACCTACCAGGCCACCGTGCTTGAGGCGCTCGGCAAAGGCACACCTGAAGCCGCAGCTGAAGCGGAACGCGCCATGCGAAGCCTGGTGCGTGAAATGGCGACCGTCGCCAAGCAGGCGCAACTCACCAGCGAGGAACAGGTCAAGATCGTCGCCCTGCTTGAGAAAGGCCAGTATGACCTGGCTTACGCCGAGCTGCTGCGCCAGTTGGCCGAGGTGCCGCGCCAAATCCCGATCCAGTTCATCGGCTCGGTCAGCGGTATCCCGGTTCCGGCCGGCCAAACCCCGTCGGAAACGATCGGCGGCGGGTTCCCTGGCACCAACCCGATGCTGCCGAAACCGCCAACAGTCGCACCATCGCCGGCTCCCAAACTTCCAATTCGAGGCAAATTCTCCGACGGCGCGATGGCCATCAACGTCAACGTCCAAGGGTCCGTTATCACCGAGCTCGAGCTCGTCGAGTCGATCCGTAAAGGCCTGGTGAACGCCCAGCGTTCCGGCAAGCAGTTGGTCTACTCGAACACATGACGCTGCCGATCACGCCCAAAGTGTTGATCCGGCTCGGGCCTGGCGCGTCGTTCGGCGCCGTCTTCGAGCTCGGATCCTCCATCAACGGCATTCTTGGCACCAACATCCTTGGCACCGCCACCGCCCAATTCGCCGACGTCAGCGCCACCACCCAAGCCATCTCGGTCACCCATGGCCGTGACCGCGTGTTCGAGCAATACACCACTGGCCAAGCCGTCATCCAATTCCTCGACTTCACCGGCGACTGGAACCCGGAAAACACGTCCAGCCCGTATTACGGCCAAATCAAACCGATGCGGCAGGTCATCATCACCGGCGAATACTCCGGCACCGCATACCCCGTGTTCGCCGGATACATCACCAGTTGGGATTGGACGTGGGCCGATCAATCCGTTGACTACGCGATCGTGACCGTCACCGCTGAAGATGGCTTCCGACTACTTAACCTCGCCAACATCGAAACAGTCACCGGCGCCGCCAACAAAGACCTACCCGGCACACGAATTGAGCAAATCCTTGACGAAGTCGCATGGCCCGACACACTTCGCGACATTGACCTCGGCGACACCGACCTACAGAACGACCCCGGCACCCTCCGCACCGCCCTCGAGGCCATTCAAACCGTCGAAAACTCGGACCTTGGCGCGTTTTTCATGGCACCCGACGGCAAAGCCATTTATTACAGTCGCGCCACCCTGTCTCAAAAAGCATCCGGCGCCGCTACCACATTCTCCGACGACGGCACCAACATCGCCTACCAAGACCTCGACGTCAATCTCGACGAAACCGAACTGTCCAACGTTGTGACTTTCACCCGCCATGGTGGATCGCCGCAAACCGTGTTTGATTCTGCGTCGATCGACGAGTACTTCACGCGCACCTATGAGCGATCCGACCTGGTTATGGAAACCAACACGATCGCCCTGAACCGCGCCACGCAGGTGCTCGCCTACCGTAAACAGGTCCGGCTTCGTATCGACTCAATCACCCTGGACCTGTCCAGCCCATCCAACCGGATCGTTCCCGGTCTGACGCTCGACGTCGGCGACCCGATCATCGTCAACCGCGACATGGCCGCCGGAACTAGCCTCAGCCTTCGCATTACCGTCCAAGGCGTCAGCCACACCATCACACCCGACCGTTGGACCACCACATTCACCACCGCCTACCCGTTGAGCACCGCGTTCATCCTCGGCTCGTCCGAATTCGGTATTCTCGGAACCAACACCCTCTAGGAGACAAATGGCTACCTACCCGCTATCCGAGGCTTACGCAGACGGCCAAGTATTGACGGCCGCCAACGTCAACTCGATCACCGAAGGCGTCAACGACATCGCGTTCGGCGTGTTCAACGCCCAAACCGGCACTACCTACACGCTGGTCCTCACCGACGTCGCCAAGGTCGTCAGCCTCACCAACGCCGCCTCGATCACCCTGACCATCCCGACCAATGCCACCGTCGCATTTCCGACCGGCACCCAAATTCTGCTGTACCAGGGCGGTGCCGGCCAAGTCACGGTTGGTGGCGCAGGCGTCACAATCCGCAGCCAAGGAACCAAGCTGAAATTGTTCGGCCAGTACGCCGTGGCAGGCCTGCTCAAAGTCGGCACCGATGAATGGGTGCTGTTCGGAAATACCGCCGTATGATTCTCGCTCGAGCAGCAGCAACAGGATTCAGCCCCCAAGCAATCACCGTTGAATACCTGGTTATCGCTGGCGGAGGCGGCGGCGGATCAGGTGACGGTGGTGCTGGTGGCGGCGGTGGCGGCGCTGGCGGTTACCAAACCGCGTCGATCGTTGACATCCTGCTTGGAACCGCATACACAGTCACCGTCGGCGGCGGAGGAGCTGGTGGCAAAGCCGCCGGCACTCGTGGAACCAGCGGTAACAACAGCGTGTTCGCAACCGTCACATCGACAGGCGGCGGTGGTGGCGGAACGTTCACAACAAACATCAACGGCTTGAACGGCGGTTCTGGTGGCGGCGGCGCAAACTCAACCGGCGTCGGCGGCACCGGCACAAGCGGCCAAGGCAACAACGGCGGCAACGGCACGAGTCTTTCTGGTGGTGGCGGCGGTGGAGCTTCGGCTGTCGGAGCAAATGCTGTTACATCGTCAGGCGGAAACGGTGGCAACGGCACAGCGTCGTCAATTACTGGTAGTTCAGTAACTCGAGGTGGTGGCGGCGGCGGCGGAGCCAACCTGGCAGGTTTCGGCGCAGGAGGTACAGGAGGTGGAGGAAACGGAGCCTATTTTAGCGGCACCACAGTTTCCGCGACAAACGGCACTGCCAACACCGGCGGCGGTGGAGGTGGCGGCCGCCAACCAACCGGCCTAGGTGAATCAGCCAACGGTGGATCCGGCGTCGTCATACTGAAATACAGCGACGCACTCACCCCAACTTTCAGCGCCGGCGTCACACAAACAACAGCACCGCCGTCTGGTGGTTTCAAAGTCACCACCATCACAGCAACCAGCACCGCAAGCGAAACGGTCACCTTCTAATGAGCCACTTCGCCAAACTCGACGAAAACAACATCGTCACTTTCGTGACTCGCGGTCGAGCCGAAGATGACGGCCTCGAGGAAGAACTATCAGCTCGCACCGGCGACATCTACAAACAAACGTCGTACAACACTCGAGGCGGCACACACCTCCTCGGCGGCACCCCATTCCGCAAAAACTACGCTGGAATCGGCTACACCTACGACCAAGCGCGTGATGCCTTCATTCCACCCAAACCGTTCCCGTCATGGATACTTGACGAAAACACCTGCTTGTGGAACGCACCAGTTCCGCAACCTGACGGCCACAACTGGACGTGGAACGAAACCGACCAGGAATGGGTGCCAGTTGACTAGGGCATACACCGGCTACGACACAAACAGTCGAGGCCCACTACCGGGCACCGTCGCGCTCCGCGACCTGATCCTGTTCCTCAACGCCGGAAAACTCACCCACCTCGGTACCTACGCCAAGCGTGACGCTCGAGGCAAACCCGGCCAACCCAGCGTTCACCAGGCCGGCCGCGCCGTCGACATCGGCTACCAATTCCGCAAGGACATCGAACCACTTATTGACTGGCTGGTCGCCAACGCCGACGAACTCGGCATCGAAATGGTCGCCGACTACTGGACCAAACCGTGGGGCCGAACTTGGCGATGCGATCGCGCCGCCTGGAAGGTCTACGACCGCCGCACGATCCACGGCGCACCCGGCGGCCGCTGGATACACATCGAAATCTCACCACAACTCGCCCACGATGCTGCAGCTATGAGCGCGGCCCTCGAGAAGGCCCTCACACAATGAACATCGCCAACCCGTCCAAGGCCTTCATCGCCCTGGTCAGCCTCGTCTGCCTCACGATCCTGATTGCCGTCGACGCCATCGACCAGGACGCCGGCCTGCCTGTCATCACCGCCATCGTCGGGTATGCGATCGGCAACGGCATCGCCGCGAAGCAGGGCCAGCCGGTCCAGCCGATCATCGGAGCCAAACCGAAGCCTTGACCCGGCCCCTGCCGAGTCGGTAGACCGTCCCCACTTCAGACGACCCGACCGTCCCAGGAGGTAACCCATGAACCCGTTCCGTTTCGCCATTGGCGCTATCTGCGCCCTGGCCCTCGCCCTCGCCTGGATAGGCCCAAGCCAAGAGGAAACGCCCAGCGCGGCTCCTACGCCCATCCAGAGCCCAACGGTGGCAATCCAGCCAACACCGCCCACCGTCACCACCACATCCACGTCAATCGTCACCACCACAACGGTGCCGGCCCCCACCACCACCACATTCCCCTGGGCTCTGATCGCCGCCGATCACGTCTGCGAGGAATGGGGCCCAATGATGCTCGAGGAAGGCTGGCCAGCCGACCGCGAAATCCTTGAAACCGCCCTCGGAATCATGTACCGCGAATCACGCTGCCAACCCGACGCCGACTCCGGCCCCGATCACGGCCTGTTTCAAATCAACCGCTTTTGGAGCTCCGACCGATCGAACCCGCCGAACTGGTTGGCCGCCCAAGGCATCGCCCAAACCCACGACGAACTGTTCGACCCACGCACCAACATTCGCGCCGCGCTGGCGATCTACAACTACAGCTGCGAACGCAACGGCCTCGACCGTTGTTTCGCACCGTGGACAACCTGGTCCGGCAACTGATTCACCACCTGCGCATACCCGTGTGATAAACACACGCTTGTGCCTCACGAACCGTCAGTAATCGGCAAACCGCAATCAGGTGTGTGCGCCGGTTGCTACACAAAACTGGAGGCCGACGACATCGTCCGTTGGGAACCATCGGCCTGGGCCTGCTGGTGCTGGCCATGCTTCAAACGGATCTACCTGCCAAACCTGGCCCGACTACAGGAGCAAGACAAATGAACCTTGACAACTACGCACCGGTCGCCGACCGGCTCGTGCTGTTCTGGGCAGACAACCCGAACGGCCGAATCGTCACCGAAATCATCGTCGACGACGGCACACGCATCGTGTTCCGCGCCGCCGTCTACCGCGAACTCGACGACGACCGACCCACCGCCACCGGCTACGCCGAGGAGATCCGCGGCTCAAGCAACGTCAACCGCACCTCGGCCCTGGAGAACGCAGAGACCTCCGCTGTGGGCCGCGCGTTGTCGAACTGGAAATACCAGGCATCAACCGAACGACCAAGCCGCGAAGAAATGGCGAAGGTTGCTCGATACGAGGGGCAACCCACCACCATGTCGCCCCGCTCGGCCGCCGAACCACCGTCCGACAAGCAGTTCCGAATGCTCAAGGCGCTCGGATCAACCGCCCGGCCGGCCACCAAACGGGAGGCCAGCGAACTGATCGACAAACTCAAGAACGGCCTGGCTACCGGCCTGACCTCGGCGCAAGAGGACCCGTTCTGATGGCACAACTCGAATTCGACTGGTCAATGCTCGAGTCCGACGAACCAGCCCAAGACCGCTTCCAAGCATTCCACCATGCGAACCCGTGGGTCATGGAACGCCTCACGCACATGGCGCGCCGCCTCAAAGACCGTGGCGTCCGCCAGTACGGCATCGCCGCCCTCTGGGAAGTGCTGCGCTACGACTGGACCGTCCGAACCGACGACCCGACCAGCCAACTCAAACTGAACAATGACTACCGCGCGTTCTACGCCCGCGAAATCATGCGCCGTCACCCAGACCTCGAGGGCTTCTTCACCACCCGAAGGAGTCAAGCCGATGGCCAATAACGCCAACCCCATGTTCAAGATCAACGAGAACAACTTCTTGGCCGCCATTATGGAACTCGCCAAATGGGAAGGGTGGATGGTCTACCACCCCTTGCCAGCCCAAAATGGGCGTGGTGGATGGCGCACCGCCCAGGCCGGTGACGTCGGCTTTCCCGACCTGGTGCTGGCCCACCCGGAGCGCGGCGTGATCTTCGCCGAACTCAAGACGTCGATCGGCCGAGCCACACCCGATCAGAAACTGTGGCTGGAAACGTTGACCGCGGCCGGCGTCGAGGCATACCTGTGGCGCCCGATCGACATTCAAGCAATCCGAACCCGACTAGGAAGGACAAACCAATGAGCTGGGACGCTGAAGCCCTCATCCGCCAAATTCAGGAATCGGAACGCACCGTCGCCGGAGCCATGAACGAAATCATGCTGCTCCGCGAACGCATCCAAGACCTACAGGTTGAGAACGAACGCCTCCGCGCCCGGCTGGTGTCGTTCGGTGACCGTATGCGCCGCATGGAGGAAGGCGAACTATGAGCGTCGATTATTGGGCTGGCGTCGGCGTGGCTCTGCTTTCGGTAATTATCGGATACATCCTCGGAGGAATCATCGAATGATTATCCGCGCCGCCCGACCACATCAGAACTACACCGTCGTCCACAACGACCTAATTGAGGACAGCCAACTGACCTGGAAGGCCCGAGGCATCCTTGTCTACCTGTTGTCCAAGCCTGACCATTGGCGCACCACCGCCGCCCACCTCGCCTCCCAATCACCCGAAGGCATCCACTCCGTCAGGGCCGCACTCCAACAGCTCGAGCGCGCAGGGTACGTCCGACGCATCAAGAAGCAGAACACCAGAGGCCAATGGTCGACCTACACCGTGATCTTTGACAGGCCCCAGCCTGTGGATAACTATGTGGAAAAAGTGGGGTACTTATCCACAGAACCGAAATCAGGTTTTCCGAACTTCGGTTCGATAGGGAGCCTAGTAAGTACTGATCTAGTAAGTACTGAAACTGATGTCTCTGTAATAACTGGTTCTAACTAAAGAAGGGCCAATGGCAGTTAAGAAAGAACACCAAAACAAATCGAAGTGGCAACGCATGACGCCAGAACAAAAGGCGCGCCGCATTGAAACAATGCGCGCCTGGCAGAAAGCGAACCCAGACCGAGTCGCCAAATACCAAGCCAAAGCCAAAGCCAAAGCCAAACACACCACACGTAAGACCGGCTACGGCGACTTCACTCGAGCTCGCAAATACGACTACGTCAAAGACAAGAAAATCGAACGAGGTTCATGCGTCGACTGCGGATTCCCATGCGACGACATGACCCACGTCTGCTTCGCCTGGGACCACCTAAACCCCACCGACAAACTGTTCAGCTTGTCCAAAGCCCACAAATACACCTGGGAACAAATTGAGCAAGAGATCGCCAAGTGCGAACTGGTCTGCCACAACTGCCACGCACTACGCACGTA